AATGTGTCGTGCCACGAGCGCGCCCGATCTTCAATCGATTGCTGCCTGCTGATTCTAGCTTCTATCGCGTCAAAGGCCGCCCGGGCGCTTTCTTCCGCCTTATCGAAAGATGCCTTAGCCGCATCTGCAACCTTGTCATAGGCCGACCTGGCGCTTTTTTCCAGCGCATCATAATATGATTTGATGCCGTCAAGTTCCTTGTCCAGCGATGCTCGTAAGGCATCGACGCTGGATTCGATAGCGCCCTTCACTTTAGCAAAAGCACCTTCCGCCGCCACGACCATCGCGTCAAACGCGGAACTATCGAATTTAATGTCTATCGCCACGGCTCCGAAAAGTCCCTTGAAGTTAAACAAGCCGACGATGGCTTTGGCAATCTCTTTCATGGAGTCGGCGATGACCGTGGAACATTCCTGCCAGACGGATTTCGTCTTGTCGGCCGCATCCCTGCTTACTGCCGGGATGTTTTGCAGGTGCGCCGGAAGGTCTTTCGTGGCGAGATCGATAAATTCCCTGTTTATATCATCCGCCATCGCCTTGAAATCTTCGTCAACTTGATCTACGTTTATCCCCTCGTCTAATTTTTCGAATAAAGTCTGGAACGTATCGGCCAGGGAAATGATGCTCGGCTTCGTATCATCCAACGCGGCGCGAAGGGCGATCAGATCATCCGTCAATTTTTTATGATCGGTCTTGGTAAGTTGATCGCCATATCTTTGAAGCGCCGTCAACATATCTTGGTACTTTTTTTCCAACTCGATCTTTGTTATCAGACCGAGTTGTTCGGCGAGCGATCTGGTTTCGACCGTGACTCCGGTAATTCCTTCCTTCAGGACCGTGATCTTATCTTCCAGCGCCTTGATGGCTCCGGGTGTCGCCTCAGCCGAGGTCTTCAAGAGTTTGAGTGCTTCTTCGGCCTTTGCCAGCTCCGCTGTAAGTTCCGTTCTCGTCTTGAGGCCGAATTCCTTAAAGACATTGGCAATCTTGGCAACAGACGTTGCCCCCGCATCCACGGCCCCCTTGATGGCGCGAAACGCTTCGCCGAGCAGGATCATTGCACCCTTGAGATTGATCGACTTATCCCGAGCCGCATCCATATCCGTTAAGAATTTCCCAAGTCCTTCGCGGGACATATTCTTAAATGGATTGAATTGCGGGGCCATCGCCGCAAGGGCATCTGCCGTTGTCTTACCCTCTTCCCGGAGTTTCTTGAAATCCGCGATCATTTTAGCGACGCCCGCCGCGACGATTGCAACCCCGGCTATGGCGAACGTAAAAACAATCGTTTTAGATACCAGTGTGGATAGCAGGACTCGTATGGCATTGAACCCTTTTATCAATGTCGGGATATGTTTTAGTATCGTTCCGAAAGCATAACTCAGGGTGCCCAGTGCTGTTAATAATCCCCCGATTACCAGCACGGTTCCGCTGATAACCTTGATTAGGAAGGGATGTTCTTTTGCCCAGGACGTGACCTTGGCGATTATCTCGGAAGCCTTCGTTGCCAGGCTGGTCATCATCGGAATAAGCGCGTTGCCGATGGTCCTGGCCAGGCCGCCCGTTGCCGCTTGCAAGTCCGTCATGGCATCGTTAAACGCATCGCCTGCCCGAGCTTCCTCCAGGGTTACGGCACCAAACTTCTGCATCTTATCGATATTTTCCTGGAGCCCCTTGCGTCCGAGATTGAGCATGGGGATGAGGTCCATGCCGGATTTGCCGAAGAGCTTCATGGCCAGAGCGTTCTTCTCAGCACCATCCGCCATCGAGGCAAAGCGATCTGCCACATCGAGCATGACTTGATCAAGCGGTCGAAGTTTTCCCGAGCTGTCGGTAGCAGAGACCCCGACAGATTGAAATGCTTCCTGGGCTTCTTTGCCGCCGGACGCAGACTCATACATGGCACGGGATAATCCCTTCATGCCCGTGGCAAAACCCTCGATGGACGTTCCGCTCTTGTCGGCAGCAAGTTTGAAAGACGAGAGTGTGTCTACGGCGATGCCCGTGCGTTGGCTTAGATCATAGAACTTGTCGCCGAGGTTGGCGGTCTTGGCGATGATAAGACCCATCGCGGTTGTGATGGCGCCGCCCGTAATAGTTAGGGTTTTGCCGATGCTCTGGAACCTGTCGCCGACCTTGACCATCGCCTTCTCGGCGGCAGACATGTTCCGCTCGAAATCGTCAATTTTTGCACCGAGCTTAATCCAGATATTTCCAACTTCGCCCATGTTATCCCTCAGTCAATTTCCGGACAGACTCGTCCTTGATCTTTGTCCAGAATTTTGACTTGTGCAGTTTTGCCGTTTCCATTGCCTGTCGTTTCCTTATTTCGAGTTCAGCCGGCGTCAATCCCCCCTTCTCTTTGTCATCATCATCGAAGCGAACAAGGTCTTTGGCTCTTACCGGCCTTCGGACGCTCTTCCCGGAGATGTTCACGGTCTCGGCGGCCAAGAATGCAAACCGCCTCCACATCTCCTTCTCGTGTGCCCGCTCCCGCTCATAGACAGCATCGGCCATGAGCCGGAGATCCCCCGGCGTCAGGTCAAGGAATTCCCAGGGCTTCAGACCAAGGGCATACGCCGTCCGTTCGCTGGCTCTCAGGAACTCGGGACCGTCGAGGGGCTTATCTCTGTCGCCGGAATCGCCGGCGGCTCTGCGTTTTTTGGGTCTCCACCGGATTTCCCGAAGCTCAATGCAATAGCACCGGCGATCGCTTCCGAGACCTCGGTGATCTTGGTGAGGTCGATAAGGTCACCGACCGTCTCGATCGTTAATGCCTTGTCCTCATGAATGCATCCGGCCCAAAGAATGCTGCGGATAGCCTGGAGCATATTTGGTCCGGACATAGCAGTCTGAATCTCGGCTGGTCCTATCCCGAGTAATTCCACTATCTTGATAAGCGCGTTGAAGCCGATGAAAAGACGCCGGGGTTTTCCGTCTGCAAGTGTGATGGGCACAGACTTACTTTCGATGTAATTTTCCATATAAACTCCTTAGAAAAAGATTGAAAAGTGGGGGGCATCCCCACGGATGCCCCCCGAGGGAGAAAGGAGGAAGAAAGAAAAAAGGAGGAACGTCAGCTTACGGAAGGAACGAGTTCACCCTTGCCCTTGAGTGATCCCGAGATGGTCAATGCCTCTTCGGCCGGGCCTTCGTAATCCATAGATTCCAAGACGGCCTTGCCCGTATATGTGCCTCCTGCGCCGGGCATCGTGATGATAACGTCCAGATTATCCAGGGCATGGTATCCGAAGAAATGTTCCTCGACATGTAGCCTGGCCGCATCAGAGATGAGATAGAGGCCGCTAAAATCGATTGTCCATTCCTTGCGGCCACTGAGGAAATCTCCCCAGCTGTCCGAGTCCTTCGATGTAACATCGACCGTGGACTGTGCAAAATGCAGGGCGAAGGATTGTGCTTCGCCCATGAAGTCGCCTTGGATGGAGAGCGTCATTAGTTTGCCGACCATTGCGGCTGTAGTCATAGTAAACTCCTTTGAAGTTTTTGGTTTTGGTTTCCCGGTTCCGCGTGAGAAAAGATTCGCGGATCGGGGTAAAAGAGAAAGGGCCGTTATAAGCCCCGTGGTTTATATCTGTGCGTTATAAGGTCCGGATTGAATAATAATCAACTTGCCCAACTTGGGACCATAACGAATCGAAACCGAAGAACCCCGTGCCTCACGAGACGCGTCGGAACAGAGTCATCAATGAAGAGTTCCGACATATCGAGGAAGGCAATGAGAGGGTCAAAGTATCCAGTAACGGGAATGTCCGTGCCGAGGATGGCCTGAACGATATTATTCATATATTGTGCAGCTTCCCTATCTCTCTCGGCCGCACTCCAGACATGGACGGTGACGGCATTGTCCTCGGCCTGAGTATCCCGCGTCGTGAACGATATCGACCGGACACCGATGGGAGTTCCAAACGAAACATAGGGCATGATCGCACCTTTGGGAACATAATTATAGACGGCATAGGTTGATGTAAGCGAATCGCTTTTGAGGCGGTCATAGATCGCATTCATCAACGGCAGGAACCCAAGTTTGCGTGTTGCCATCGTCCGCTCCTAAAACTGATTGACGACCGATACCAACTCATGCTTTTGTAGAAAATATGCCATCGGGGTCGTCCTTCTGTATCGGTTATATTCCGGCGGTGCTTCCGTTATGAGATGGAATGCCTCGGCATCCAGACAAACGGCTGCCCTCCATGCCGTTTTCTGGAGTTCCAGGAAAAAGTCTATGTGCTCGAACTCGACCTTGATGCGGTTGTCCCACATCACGTCCTTGAACAGTTGATGCTTGGCAAGGAAGATATTCGGCACCTGGTCGGCCAGGACATACCTGATGCCGTCGGCTGTTGCGTGGACCTCACGCGGCGCGGGTATGCGAGCCAGGAGTTTTCCCCGCCTTTCAAGCCTTATCCCCTTGGCATAGTTCTCTCCGGCGAAGAAGGCTCCCTTCTCATACCTAAGCGTTGCCGCCACCAATCCGATCTTCTCATCCGAATCGAGGACGGCCTTCATATTTCTGATCGATGCGGCATCCTTGATAATCACATCATCGTCGGATATCAGGATGTAACCTTCCTTGGCCAGCTTGACAATGGCGTTTCGTCCGAAGGAAATGCCGGAATCGAAAGGAAGAGAAAGGACCACGTGGCCGGCCTGCTTGAGTTTGGCATAGAACAGGGCCTTGCCGTCATCCTGCGGACCATCGTCGGCTATATAAAACCGATAAGGCAGATCGATTTTTGCGAGTGTCGCTTGATACACTTCAAGCGTCTTGTAAAGCGCCGCATCGCGCATGAAGGTCTTGATGCCGACGGCAAGTTTATTCTCGCGGAACGTCGGCTTCAACTTTTCGCTATCGAGTATCCGTTGTCGAATCTCGGTTGTCGAGACACCCGGCGTGTATGGCAGGAATACGAGCTTCCCGCCATGTTTCCGGACATATATCTCGCCCGGACATTGATCCCAGTCATCGCCGTGGACGAGATAGTGCGGCTGGATGCTTGCCGCTTCAAGATCGGCCGTCGAATTTCTGTCATTCTGTACGATGGTTTTATCGACACACTTCAGGCCATCGACAATCCGCCGCCTGGCCTCGAATGGAATGACCGGCTGAGCCTTGTAATCAGAAGCGGCCTTATCGGTCAGGACGCCGACAATAAGTTTCGTCCCGAGTGCCTTGGCCCGTTCCAGGATTGCCAGATGTCCCTCGTGGAACAGGTCCCAGACGCCGCCGATGAATACGACCTTCTGGCCCCGCTTGAAATAATTGCGATCTACCGCCCGGCAGTCCATCCAGTATCGATATCCCCGTTGCCTATGTTTCCAGGTCGAACCATAGCGTTCCAGGAGATACCGTTCCGGCGGGTTCGGCAGAAAGCACGGAAGATTATGCAACGTGACCGGCTTTAAGTCTTTGAAAAGATGGGCCGAGAAAACGTGTGGAAGGAATTCCCAATCATGGTCCCATCCGCCATCCTTGTTCGGCCCGAATGCGCCATGCCACCAGAAATCGCCGTCATCGTAAAAGAAGAAAAGATCAATCTTGACGCCGTGCTTCCGGAAACTCAATTCCATCCGCTTTTTGCCGTGGGTCCATGCGCGGGAAGGCTCGAACCCGGCCGCGATCATGTCGGCCTGGAGCTTGTCCCATCGTGCCAGCTCCTTCGGATGAAGGCCGATATCAATATCGCCATCATGCGTAATAAAACCTTGCTCTCGTATCGCCCCAAGGCATGTCCCGGCCTCAAGCCACCAGGTGCATTGATTAGCGCTTAAAACATCAATGGCGAATTTCAGGCAGTCGCCCTTGAGATCGACCACTTTCCCCTCTGCCATCGCCTCATAAGAAAGCGGCGATTCCAGATTATAGTCGCTGTTGACATATTGAACCCCCCACTTCTCGCCGAACAGTTTCCACCCCACCGGACGACATCTGTATTTCCTATAATCATCCGTCCCCTCCGGAAGGTGTTGCAATGATACATCGTGGGTATAGGCGACGCGCCATTTCGTTTTTTGCTGAAGCCCCAGAAAGAAATCCTCGTGTTCCAGCGCCGTCTTGAATTGTTCATCCCACGGATTATCAATCCAGACCCGGCGACGCATCAGGAAGATATTGAGGATAAGATCGAAACTCATGGTAAACTGAACGCCGGATGCCGTCTTCCGCCATCTCGGAGAATCAACTTTCTTTATGAAGTGCGTTGTACCTTCGCTGGAAATCTTGCCTTCATAGTGCTGCTCTCGGCCATCCTTGAGGAACATTAGACAGCCGCATAGTCCGGCTGTCGGTTCATCGTCTAAGACCGCTCGGAGTTTTTCAATTTGCGTCTTGTCGGTGAATGCCGTGTCGTCTTCGATAATCATCAGGTATTCGTATTCCGGCGGGATGAGTTTCAGCGTTTCGTTCCGGACACCGGCGACGCCGAGGTCGAACGGAAGCTGGATATGCGTGCACTTGGCGGCCTTCAGGAATTCCGTTTTCTTGTCGTCCGGATTCCCGTTGTCGCCAACGAAGATCGGGATATCGGGATAAATTTTCCTGATGCTTTCGACGCATCGCATCAAGAGCGCATCCCGCAGAAACGTCGTTATGATGATTGCGGTTCGGTCAAGTCCCGGCATCGGTTCCATCATTCCCCAATATCTCCCTCACGAAAGGTTGTGCAAAAAGCGATCTTTTATTTTTAATATGGTCAAACAGTTTATAGCCGTCGAGTTCCATTTTGGGCCGGAGTCCGTTTTCCTGGAACCGCGTCCCGTACCACATGTGGGCGATGGTCGGTTTCCCGGCTATCCATATCTCGTCGCCGATGAAGTTCTCATACACTTTCGCGCCCTTCTCCAGCCGTTCGACCTTGTATCCGAGGTCAAGTATCTGCCAATAGACGAGCTGTGCCGTATCCGTAGAGCGCGGGTCTTTCTCCGGCTGATAAGCAAACGATAAGCCGTGATCACGGATGAACGACCGCTCGAAGAAAAATAGCGGCGGATGGAGCGGTTTGTGCTCCGGGCCGATACAGCCGACGAGGCGTGTCAACGGATCGGCGTGGTATAGGGCCAGGAGATCATCCTCCCATCCCACCCTCTGGATATGGGCATCGATATCGAGGACGCAGATATATTGACCGGCGGCCGCCTCAACCGCCTGGTCCATCGCCCGCCCATGCCAGAGATTCTCCTTGTTCTCAATAAGCCGGATATCCGATTGCCGCCTCAGCCATCCGAGGTTTCGTTCGAGCGAGCCGTTATCGACTATGATAATTTCATACGTTCCCGGCGCCGTAAACTTCCGGATACTTTTCACGAGAAGTTCAGCCCATTCCGGCGAATCGACATTGGCGGCGGCAATGGTCAGGTGCATCGAAGCCTTGCCAGTTCTTCCCGGATTCGAGTTCCGATCATCCTGCCGTTTTCCGTTTCTGCATTGTCCGGTTCGAGCCACGACTGGGCATGCCCCCAATGCCTGAACGATGACAGCGCCTGCGGCGTTAGTTCCTGATGGATATATCCTTTCGGATTCCAGTATTTCATCTTGCACCACAGGACGGAGCCGGGATCGAAGATGACCCTCTCGGCATCGAAGTCTACCCGGTATTCCCACTGGGTAGCCATAAGATGTTGGAAAATAGAGTTGTCATGGGGCGGATAGAGCGATGCGAAAGCCGTCCTCCAAGGTTCATCGGCACGGCGGGCCTCGGTGAGCGACCAATCAACGGCCATCCCGTCCATATATGCGTCCATGTTAAGAAGCCCGAGCCATAGCAGAAATAGTCCGGGGCGATATCCCCGGCTACAATATCCGACCTTGGGTTTCTCGGTGGAGACGACGAGCACCTTAGGGTCGGAAGCTAGGCCCAAGAGCGCAGATAGCCAGCCGTTGCGTAAAACCTGGATATCGTTATCCATGATGACGGCATAATCGGCACGGCACTGGTTAAGCAGTACGTTCAGCGCGGCCCCATGCCCGGCGTGTTTACGGCCCGTGATGACCACGTTGACCCGGCCTTGCGCCTGCGCCCGCGTGAGATATTCGAGTTCTCCCGGATTCGGCGAAGCATCGTCGTAAACGATGACCCGATGCGCTTCCGATGTATGGGCGGCAATGGATTCGATGCAGAGTTCCAGCGCCTCGCGGCCCTTGTAATTAGGGATCAGGATATCGATCGTCATGCACCCGCCCTAAGTTTCCGAAGTTCGCTTTGTATGATGGCATAACGCTGTTGCCGGATATCCCAACATGGCCCCGATTGGGGCATTGATAAAACCGAGATGTGACAGTGATGCCGATAATAATCCGTTGGTCCGGAAGGGCGAGCCGGCGATAGGCCCGCTGGAAACGGCGCGATGATGCGACCCTGATCCATGATGCGCCTATAGATTTGATGGCCCGTCGGATACATGCCGGCCTTTGCGTCACCGGGAACCTTTTGCGTATAGCCCCATTCGGCCTTGACGAACGGATACTGAACCATATCAAGCATGAAAAACCAGGAGGCGATAGCGACGTTGTCCGGGAAGGTCTCAATATCCGATATCAATGCGGCTCCCGTAGCCTCTTGGTGGGTGACCATCTTCTCGAGCCAACCGGCGCGGAAGACCTGAATATCGCAGTCCAGGATCATCGCCAGATCGGTCGTCACGGCGTCCAGGAGCCTCGCCACGCCCTTTCCGTGCATGACCCGCTCCTCCCCCTCGATAAGCCGTATCCATCCCTTATCTTGGGCATCCCGAAGATAGGTCAGGTCATCATAAAGACCGGGATCCGTCGCGTCATCATAGACGATAATCTCGTACGGATAAGCGGTAAACTTACGGATCGATTCGATAGCCAACGCGATGGTATCGCCGGATTGATAGTTAGTCATGCAAATGGTAACCGTCTTCACGCCTGTCCCCTTATTAATGCAAGTTCCTTGTCTACCAATTCCCGTTCATGCGGAAACAGGGGCCTCAATGATCCATTGTTGAAATGATGGTATTTCAATTCCATTTCCCGCGGCAGGTTGACGCTCTTGTAGTATTTCGGATTATCGACTTTCAGTTTGGCCCAAAGGGATGAGCCGGGATCGAATGCCACGCCGGTATTACAAATCGGGGTATCGCGCTCCCCGGACAAACCCATTGCCAAAAGCGTCTTGAATGGCTCCCGGTCTATAGTCGATGATCCGCCACGCCAATCGACCTCCATCCCATCCCGATATGCCGCCATGTTGAGCATCAGGAACGTAGGTCGACACCAACCGGGAACATACAACCCGGATTGTCGCCAACCCGGTTGCCATTCATGTGACGCCACGAGTGTTTCATCATCCATGAACGCAATCATTCGAGAAAGCCACGTGCGGTCTTTGATAAAAACATCGCAATCGAGGAGCATTGCATAGTCCGCCCGACACGTTTCATTTATCAATACATTCACAGCGCAGCCGTGATAATAGGGGGCGGGATGTCCGGGTGCGAAGTTCGCTTTATCCTTTTCCCACCTCTCACGGGTTGTTGACCGGATGAGTCTTATCCAACCCTTCGCTTCGATCTTCTCCAGATACGCCCTGTCCGTGTGCGGGGCATCCGGGCCGCGATAGCCGACCCCCTCCGTCGAATCATCGTGAACGATAATAGAATAATTCGGATAATCCGTTCGGGCGCGAATGCTTTCAATTTCCAGTTCGATGACCGGACCAACATCGTGATTCGGTATCAGGATTTCGACGGACTTCATGGATCACAAACCATCAGGCCGATGCCGAAGGGCCATTTGTTAAGAAGATATCCGGAATGGTGATTATGGAATGATACGAACAGCCGATTCTCATTCGCGGAATAGTCTGCAATCAACTCCTCCCAAAACTTTCGTATCGACGGGAGAATGGCGACGTCGTGGAACGCAATAAGTCGGGGCGCGAGCGGGGAGAATAATTCATAATCGCGCTTTACTCCCTCATAGTAATGATCGCCATCGATATAGAGTAAGTCGATTGCTTTTCCGGCCAACTTTTCCTTTAATCGTTTTACCGTCGTGGGATCATGGCTGTCACCGAGAATGTCGGTTCCCGGCACTTCGGGATTATTGTCTATCCCGATATGTGTTGCGCCGAGCAGGTTCTCATAGAATGCTTTCTGGGCATTCTTATCCAGGCCGATCTCAACGACCATGGGATGTTCAATCCCCCGGGCGCTGAAATAGGATTCACAGAAACAAAGGAACCATCGCCACTCCTTTGCATTCTGGCATGGCATCGCAAGGCCATCAAAAACTTCCTTATCCATGTCTCAGTCCTTTCAGTTGTTGACGCATGACATCAAGTTTTTTCCGGACATGTGCCGTGATTTCCGGTCGGCCATCGGCGATATGATGGCAAACCTGAAGATAATGATTAAATGAATTATTGATATGCCCGGGTAGGGGACTGACTATATAATAACCCTTTGGATTATTGTGTAATACTTTGTCATAAAACTTGCATCCGACATCGAAAGAATAGGTGGCCATTTTATCAATCGGCAATGAGGCGGCATCGGGTAACGCCATAAACTCCTCTTTGGTACTGACCCATGATCCTGTCCAATCGACCTGCATATCGTCCCGATATGCCTGCATATTGAGCAACCCAAACCACCATTCGCAAAACGGGGCTAGGTAAGCACCCCCGCGGCTGGTGCCACCCCGGACCTGAACGCCATGGCAGCGCACTGCGGCGATGGCGAGCGGATCATCAGCGAGAAGCTCCACGAAATCATCAAGCCAGCCGTCCCGAAGAACCTCAATGTCGCAATCCATGATAACGGCCAAGTCGGATTCGCACGTAACATTGACCAGTGCATTTAACGCCCCGCCGTGCTCTACCCGCCTCTCTCCCTCGATGAGCCGGAGCCAACCCTGCTCCTGTTTGCCCCGAAGGTACGGAATGTCAATGCCGTTATCTGAGACATCGTCATAGACAATGAGTTGGTAATCGCCGGGTCGCGTATAGGCATGAACGCTCTCAACGCAGAGCTGGGTGGCCTCAAGTGAGTTCCGATTGCTTACGAGAATATCGACCTTCGGCATTATTCGGCCCTCAAGGCCTTGAGCCGTCGATCAATCTCGGCCAGTGTTTCGACGACATGGGGATGGTCGGGACGATGGCTATTTCGGTCAAGCCCTCCCCTCCATCGGATCGCCGTATTCCAATAATTATCCGGCAATGATAGCATCCCCAGTCCTGCCGGATTATCGAAGTGGAGTTTTTCGTAGAGCGTCCATCCCGTATCCGCGAACACGAGCGGGGGCGTGCGTTCGGGCGTGCGCGGGGGAGGTTGTCCGGTGAATATCTCGGGCCGCTCGAAGTTCTCGAAGCCCACCTGCTTTAGCTCCCACGTATGGTCTGGGAAGTATCGCCTGTAGAGCCGCATATCCAAGAGCATGATATTCGGCCAGTAGGTCGGCGTGATGTAATCGTGGTCTCTTGCCCCGCCGGATCGGAATCTGGCGACACCCAGGTCATGCTCGGGGTCTTTCATAAGGTCTAACAGCACGTCAAGCCAGTCGCCGCGGATGACCTCGGAGTTGGCGTTCAGCAGGAGCGCGTAGCCAGCGGTGGATGCGTCGCACAGCACCCTCAAGTTTTCTCCGTGCCCATAACGTCGGCCCTGCTCTTTTACCTCGATATAGGCAAACTGCAGGAAGGGCAGACGGGCCAGGTTGCGGAGATATTCGCGCCGGTTGCCGTCATCTTCCCCGGCCGGCCGCTTGTGCGGTTCGCAGGCAAATCGGTTGTCGGCCAGGCTATTGTCGGCAACGATGACTCGGTAGTCCTGGCGGACGGTCCGCTTTCCGATGCTCTCGATAGTCAGGCAAATCGAATCCCAGGAAAAGCGCGTCGGGATGAGAATGTCTATCATGCAACCCTTTCTCGGTATTCGTCATCAAGGATGCTCATGGCCAGATAATCCACGAATTGCCCGTTGCGGAAGACAGCCTCGCGGTGCTTCCCTTCGAGCTTGAACCCGGCGTTGAAGTAGAGCTTCTTGCCGACCTCATTGGTATCGAGGACAAGGAGCCAGGCACGGTGCATCCCCATGTAATCGAAGCAGTATTTGAGAAGCGCCTTGTAAATCCGTGTCCCGTAGCCCTGGCCGCGCAATGCCGGGACAACATCAGCCCCGATGCGGACGGAACGATTCGTCCGGTCTATCTCGTCCATGCGGATGATACCGATGAAGTCGCCCTCGTAGTAGACGGGATAATGCTCATCCTGCTTTTCGGTGAAGACGGCGAAGTATGCCCGCGAAGGGTCGCCGTCCAAGCGCGAGAACCATGCCGCTTGAGCATCTGCCGAGATGTGGCCGATTGAGGTGAGTTGGCCCCATGTCGAGGGATCGTTCCGGAGGGTCCGGATCACCTCAAGGTCCTTCTCCTCCACGGGCCGGAATACGATGCCGTTACCTGCGAACATGATCCCATGCCTCTATCGCGTCCATTATCGTTTCTCTTTCATTCTGGCCGATCCACCATCCGACCGGGATACACACCTTGTGCGCATCGAACTCATCTACGCCCGGGAGCGGGCCCCCGCGTGCGCCCGCGAAGCAGGTATGTTTATCGTTTCGGGCGTGGACTTGCGAAACCTGAACTCCGCACTTTGTCATCCAATCCGTGAAGGATGGTCTATCATCGACCAGGATCGTATAGAGCCAATAGGACGATATCCGATCCGGCTCGTATGCGAGCGGGTGAGCATGACCTATGCCCCGTGCCTCGAATTCCGAGTCATACCAAGCGGCGTTCAGGCGATGCATTGCCAGCGTTTCGGGAAGCGTCTTTAGGCCCTCGATGCCGATGGTGGCGGCAACGTCGTTCATGTGGAACTTATAACCGAACTCGGCGATGTTATCCTCGCATCGGAAGTCCGTGCGCGGCGTGTCGCGGTCTATGCCGTACCAGCGGATAAGTCGGCCCCGGCGACAATGGAACCCAGCCGACGCCGCACTCCCGCCGGCCAGCGTCAAGGCCCCGCCGTCCACCGTAGTCAGGTGCTTAATGGCCTGGAATGAGAAGCAAGTGAAGTCTGAGAGCGAACCCACGCGTGCGCCCTTGTATGAAGCCCCGATGGCGTGGCAGGCATCCTCAATAAGGTAGATGCCATGAGCCTCGGCTATATCCATGAGCCTATCGAGATCGCATGGATAACCGCCCCAATCGACGCAGACGATGGCCCGCGTCTTGGGCGTTATCTTGCGTTCCACATCATCCGGGTCGATATTGGCATCGTGCGGATTGATGTCGGCCCAAACTATATCCGCCCCCCGTTCTAGGATGGGCATGTTCGAGGCCGTGCAGGTCATGGGCGTGCAGATAACCTCGTGCCCGGGTCCGACGCCCGCAAGCCGGGCCGCCAGATGGATTGCCGATGTGCCGTTATTCGTAGTTAGAACTCGCGGATTCTGGAATTCATCGGCTAGAAGTCGCTCGAAAATATCGACCTTCTGCCCTTGCCCGATGTAACCCGAATGAAGTACGTCAAGGAGCGGCCCGTCCACATCTGCCGGAATTCTGACTTTGAAAAGTGGGATCATACCTTTTCATCCTTTCCCATGATCTTGCCGATCTCCGTGCCGACTTCGCCCTCGTGCCGGAGATAGGCTGTCGTAAGCATCTGGAATCCACCTTGGGGGCGCTCGTTCGATTCATATCGCTTTTCTACGGATTCGCTGGGGCCTGGCTTAGGCGCATCGCCCCATGTCCCGAATTCCAGCATATGAATATATTTTACGTTCGATCCGACGACGACCACGAGACCCTTGGGTCCGGCGGGTTCGCCAACCATGTCCTCAGATTTGGCGGGACCTGAGGCCGGAGCCTTTCTCATGCCTGATCCTGACCAATTCGTCGAAAATGAATTAACGGCTCGGGCCGATTGAGTCTGAAACCCAGTGTTGCGTTTTACTTCAGCCTCAATCTTGAACCCGATCTTCTTCAACGTATCCGCGCAAGCCTGCCGCTTGATGATCTGCCACTTCTTGAGACTCGCCAGCGTCTTCTCGACGCCCTCGACCTTGACGTTTACGGTGCTCATGTCAGTCCCAGAGGTTGAAGAAAAACTCCCGGAACAGGTCTAGACATTCCTCGTCATAGATCATCTCGTCCCGCGAGAATGAATCCCAGTCCGGCTTGATCATCCGCTCAAAGCCGTCGGCCATCTTGAATAAAATGGCACTCCAGAGTTCCGCGCCGTCCTCGCCGTCGAATGCCGACGGATAACCGGAGGTCTGTTCGGCCAGGTATCGAAGCCTCGGCGCAAGAAACCGGGCTGTAGCATCGTCCAGGCTCCATGTATCCTCGCGGGCAAAGCCGTGCCGAATCCTGAAGACGATGCTTCGGATACGATACGGGATATCGTGGATGAATCGCCGAATGGCCCAGAACATCACTCCCCCCTTCCGATCTCCAGCACGGCAAGTTTGAGATACTTACCGACCTCGGCATAATCCTGGACGAGTTTGATATCGAAAGCCCGTGCCCCGAGATAAAGCCGATCCTCTTCGGCGATATCGCTCAGATGTTCCATGTGAACGTAATAGTTGGCGAAGACCGCCGCCTTGTCATATGTCAGCATCGCCTCTTTCGAAGTCAACGCCTGGAATCGGCAGGGGACGCGCCTATGGATGACGGACCATGCCGTCGTATATCCGCCCTGTCCGTCGGCAGTCTGCACCTTGCGCTTGATGTCAACGGTCTGATTGAGGAGCGACGCGAAACTCATATTGCCTCTCCGTTATAATCCTTCATGTCGATAACGATATCCGCGTCTTTTTCTTTGCGCTCCATGTCCTCAAAGACCTCCATGAGCCAGGTGATGCAGTCGGCGAGGTCGGACCGCGACGAGATGCGAGCATAACGCGGAGCGTCCGGGCCGCGATAGTCGATGATGATCATTAGAGAACGAGCCTCTTATAGAGGTCGGCGGCTTCCTTGAGATCGTCGGGAAGCGCACGCATGTCAGCCATCGTGTAACTGTAGTCGCCCAGGCTTTCGCTTTTTATAGACCCGTCCTTCTTGCTCTGGTTATAGCGATTGACAACAAGCCGGATGCAGATATCTTCGAGGTCAATCGGCGTCGTGGCATAACCCGCCGTATAATCGACGAAGTATTCCATGCCTCGCGTCCAGCCGCCGGGGCAATAAAGAACGCCGTAGTTCCGATCCTCCGAAGGCGAGATAAGCTGGTAATCCGTCAATTCATCGTCCGGGATTTCACAATAGGCGCTCGTCGGGGATTTGCAATACATCCCGGGCCGGATGAGCAGGTCGGATGATTTGCGCACTCCGAGACTCGAATCGAGAAGCGTCGCCGTCCAGGGCGTGCCCACAAGCGCATTGATGACGCCTATCAACTTGGTCAAGGTGTTATTGGCGACATCGGAGAACGTCAGACTGGTTGCCGCTGCGCCGTCTGCCGAATACTTCAGCGCCGTCGAGGTTATCTCAACCGTCGCGTGGTTCGTCGCCGTGGTGTTTTTGACGGAGAAGGCATTGGTTCTTCCGACGGAAACTCGGCTTACTGTCGTCACCGGGTATTGATCGAGGATGAGATTCCCATGCCCCGAGCCATAGTAAATCTCCCGCGAATAGGCCCGGCTCATAAACTTCCGATGGCAATAATGTTCGAGGAAATATGTCGCCCGATCAATCAGGCGTTCGATGAGGTAGTTGTCCTCGATCTTCAAGGTGAGTTCTTGGGCGGCCCCGAGGCAGGAAATGGCCGCGGTGATAACAAGGTCCGTTGAATCGGCGTTACCATCATATATTGCCCCGGCCTTCCATCCCGTGAGCGCATTGATTGCCGTCACGAGTTCTGCGACCGTATTCTTGTTGGCATCGGCAAAGGTCAGTGTATTCGTCCCGGCCCCGGTTCCGGTAATGACGAGGATCATGGTCGTCGGTGTCACCTCCACCGTTGCTGTCGTAGCTCCAGCTTGGGAACAATAGACCCACAGGCCATCCCGCGAGGGAAGAGAGCCGAGGTATCCCTTAACATCATCGATGGTCACGAGGGCATAGGCATCAAGGCTCATGGCGTAATCTCCTTATATCGTTGCCAGGACGTTGATATTGGCGATCTTTCCGCTCAGTGTCCAGGAAGGCGTGACGACGTAGGCTTGCAAGCGCCAGCGCCCAGCCTCATTCAGGTCCGTCGCTGCTGTCGTCGTATAGGAAATGCTGATCGAGGATTCTTGGATGGCCGTCCACGACCCGCTATCTCCGCCCGGCTTGCGGTACTTGATCTTGCGGGTTGTCGCGGCCTCGATATTCGTGCCGCAATCGAGGATGATCTTGACCCCCGTGTCTCCGATGAATACTGACATGGCGTTACCCCAATGCGTCTTCGGATTCGCTCAATCTACTGTTTTTGAGTACGGATGTATTGATAAACCCGGTGAAGGAATAGGCGTCGATGTCGATATGGCCGCTGACCTGTTCCGTTAATTGGGCGGTGCTGGATAGGGACACGACTTTGATCTGCGCCCCTGTTGCGGAGACGCCCCCTGCGCCCGAACCACCACCGCCCGGAGCAACGCCATCACCGGCGGCATCCGAACCCGCAACGCACCCAGGTCCACCATTCCCGCCCTGCCCGCCGCCGCCACCCGAGCCACCTGTTGTCGGATTGTTATCGTGCGAACTTTCACCCGCCGCCCCAGCCGAGGCATCGGTATAGCCACCGCCCTCGCCTCCTCCGGCTCCAGCCAAAGTCGTCGTATTTGAACCCGCTCCGCCCGCGCCGCCCGCGCATCGGGTTGTCCCTAGAGAAGCCGCAATGGTTCCGCCCAAGCCCGCAGTAATGGATGATGTCGTGCCGCCACCAGCACCCTTGACCGTCACCGCACCGATAACAATTTGAGAAAGACCGCCCGCCACTTGGTCCGCACCGCCGACGCCCACCGTCACGGTATAAGTAGTACAGGGAGTAGTTGCTATTCCTGTTTGTGTCGCGCAAGCACCGCCACCACCGCCGCCGCCTGGGTCAGCGGTATGGGTTCCCGCTTGCGAACCGCCACCTCCCGCTCCCCATGCTATGACATCGACAAGGCTTACCCCGCCGGGGCAATACCAAGTCCCTGTCACATCGAAGGTCTGAGAACCCATTACGCCACCTTGCTCCTGTACCCTACAAAGGTTAGGTAAACCGTCGTCAGCGCCCCTGATACGTCAAAATACAAAGCCGTGTTGGCCGTGGTCCTTATCGGCACGTTGCCAAGGCAGATGACAGCACCACCGCCAGCCGGGAGAGGAACGCACATCAGAATCGTGCCGCCACTCCCATCGGTCAAGAGACAGAAGCCAGCCGTTGCCGATGAGTTATAGGCGACGATGGTTTGGATGACGTTCCTGATGCCCGCGCCGGTCGTAAAGACCGCACTCGCCGTAGCGGTTCCGTTGGTGTTAGAAATGCTTTCGGTCAGGCAGTCCCCGAGCGTACATTCGCTCCGAACGAGCAACGCACCGTCGCTGTCGCAGATAAGGTCAGACCTGTCATTATCCGCGCATATAGTAGCCGTCGATGGGGTAAGGTCCACACGTCCGCCAACCTTGACAGGATTGCCGGAGTCTATGCCATCGTGCGCTATACCGCCGCCCGTAATGACCGTGACCGTGGCAACCGTCGTGACGGTAGCCAGCGTTTGGGTCGCCGCAATCGTAACCTCTGCCTTGAGGTTTGCCGCCGTACCGGATACAGCCGTAACCTTCCCGGTCCCGTCCGTTGGCAGAGTAACCCTAACAGCCGTCGCTTCGGTTCCCGCGCCTATAGGGACTCCCGCGCCGCCCAGTTGTGTGATATTGTACCCAGCTCCCGATACGGCGTTGTCAATCAACTGGAGCGCAGTCACCGCCGCATCCAATACGGCATTGTCCGTCGCGCCGAGATTGACATCGCCGATCACTGTACCCGTGACCAGCTTGGCGTTAATCGTGTCTAATACGGAATCGATGGTATCGAGAACCGCATTATCCGTAGCCCCCAAATTGACATCGCCGATTACTGTCCCGGTAACGAGCTTCCCGTCAATGGCGTGCAGGTGGTCATGGATGGTATCCATGACAGCGTTATCGGTTGCGCCTAAGTTCACGTCCCCGATAACGGTTCCTGTGACTAACTTTGCGTTGATAGCATCGATGGCGGTGTCTATCGTATCGAGGACTCCGTTATCCGTCGCGGACAGGTTCGCCGTAACCGTTCCCTCGACGGGCAACGGATTAGCGGCAGAGATGTCGCCATCGTTTGTCCCGTTCGCGCCCTCGATGAGTTTGACTCGTTGGTACTTGACGCCCGCGATTTCGTCCGCACCGATAACATCGCCGCCTGTCATTGTGTTCAGAGTTACATCATCGGCCATGTTGGCCTCCTGCTTGGAAGATTAAAATGGCCTGCCCCTTATGCGTTAAGGTCGAGGTCGGCATCGGTTAGTGTGTATGTTCCCTGAGCGGCGAACACTTCATCGGTCACGTCGGCCGAGCCATAGAAGACGGCCCCGGCCGTATTCCAAAAGCCGACGAAAGCAACCGTTGTCCCGGCTGGAACATCAAACACGGCTGTCCCGTCAAGATTCATCGTCCCGCTTCCGGCCGCACTCCAAGCAATCGTTTTCTTGGCATAGGCCGGATTGCCGCCCGTTACCTCATTGGTCCCGTTCGCTCCGGGATCTGCCGTATGAAGGGACGCCTTCACCGCCAACGCCCCAAGGGCGTTGAGCATCGCGTTCTTTCCGAGTGCAGAATATGGCATATTTATCTCCTAAGTGTTCACCTTATTGACTACCGGGCCGCGATAGCCCGCTGAATGCATGAATTTGGGCCTACGGAGCCCGTGGCTAGCCGAACGCCCTATTCCCTGCCCCGAATATGGCCTTTTCCTGATTTCGCCGCTACGGGCGAAATCAGCATCTTGTCCCGCGGCGCTTTCGGGATGGCCTTCGGCGCCGTCACATCCGCCACGGGCGAAACCGGCAGGGCCGTAGCAATCGGATTGTCCGGCTCGATGACGGCGAATTTATAGATATCGACAAGCCAGTGGACCGTCGCCTGCGATGCCGTATCCTTGATATCGCCGGGTTTATTCGGTCCCCAAGCCTTGACAAACCTCAGTTTTGTCATGATATCTCCTTCGGATGGCCCGTCAAAAGGCCATTATTTGGCCTCGAGAAGCCCGTAGCGGCATTATCTGGCCTTACCCCGTATGGTGGGAAGGGGCTGGAGCTATTTTTACCTCAGCAGGCTCAACTTTCCGAGCATACCCGCCCTCGATCAGGACGTGGGCGAATTCGTCCGACACCTCGCGCCGCTGCCCGACTTGCCAGCAGCACTTGTATTCCTGGATGATCTCAATGAATACCACCTAAATACCCTCGGAGTTCATGCCCTTTGGTAGGCATGGAGTCTTCGGAGACAATCGCGCTTCCATCTCCCCCAAAATCGGGAGCCAGTATTTTTCCCAAACCGCATCCCAAGAGTAGGCGGCAATAGTTGTCTCGGCATTCTGTTTCATCTGCGTCCAAAGATTAGATCGCCAAGCCACGTGCGCCTTCTCCAATGCCGCCAAGATATTCGACGGTCTGGGTTCTAGACGCCAGGTTTCCGTCCCAATCCAAAACTTATCATCTGCATCAACTTCGATCAGCCAGCCCGTCTTACACAGTTCCGGTCCACTCGTCGTTGCCGTCGTCACGACCGGGATGCCGCACGCCTGGGCCTCGATAAGGGGAAGCCCGAATCCCTCACCCTTCGTTGCCAGGCACATGACATCAAACCCGTTATAAATCTCAGCCAGCCAACCGGGGTCGATCCGACCCTGGATGAGCATCGCCTGGTCCGGCCAAAAAACAAGGTCCTTCAAGCCCAAGTGGACAACTACCTTATGGTAATTAATCCCCCCCGCTATTGTATCCCGCTCATTCGCTGCCGTATGCAAGAATAGCCGTGCCTCGGGATGATGCTCATGGAAATCCTTGAATGCCAGCAAAAGCGGGATGAACCCCTTGCGGTCATCGCCATAGTTCAGCCCGACTGATCCGATGACGAAATTCTCATCCGTCAACCCGAGTTCCTTGCGGAAAGCTATCCGCGCCTCGGGTAACGGCTTGAATACCTTGTCGTCAAATCCGAGCGGCGCGTAAAGGACATCCTTCACCCCGCCCGCCTCCAGTTCGCGCTTACCGTGAAGCGACATGGCAATCGGCATCCCGACATTCTTAGAGACGCCTGCAAGGGATGCGCTGATCCACTCGGTATCAATGGGGATGGAGGCAACCCATTTACCTTTCGGATATTGCCGCTTCTCGTGAATCACCCAGAGGTCCCACATGGTGAAGATGTAATCGAATTTCTCATCTTCAAGCATCTGATTGACGAATAGCGTATCGACGCCATCGAATATCTCAACGCCGTCGATCTCATACCACTTGTGATCGCCGTGCTTCGTCCCGATGCGGATGAAGTGTCCGAGTGCCCGGATACGCCGGGTCAATTCCTTTGTACAATTGCCGTAACCTGTCGATGCCAGCGGTGAAACAGAGTGCCATAAAATCCTCATTCCTTTTCCTTTCTTCCGGTAAAATGAGCGGGGGTTGTCGATGAACCCCCGCCCGCATATCTACTTTGTATCTACCTTGATTCTGTTCAGGTTGAGGTTAGGCCGGAAGCGTGGCCTGTTTGTAGCGAGCCCTCAGTTGATGGATACCAATGCACACGAGCGCGGGAACGCTTGCGTTGCCCGCAACCTGCGCACCGACATACCGATAGCCGGACGACAGGTCTTCGCCGCGAACTTGGCAAACCATAGCATGAACGGCCGTGGCGTTGGTTGCAGTGCTGACAACACTCGCCGAAGCGTGAGTCATGGATACGGAAGCAGCCCCGGCCGTCGAGGTTGCCTGCTAAATCTTGAGCGTGAGGTAGCTGGCGGAAGTAACATTAGAGGCATAGCACTCGAATTCTACAAGGTCATAATTCCGCATGTCCACATATTCGGCCGTCTCAAGAGTTGCGGCATCGATAGATGCATCGATGACGCCGAAACGTGTCCGAATATGTTGGTCAAAAGTGTGAACGTTTCCCATTTTGTACTCCTAATAATTCTAGCTGGACGTGGTCAAGATGACGAAGGCCGAGACCGTCTCGCCTCCGAGTCTTGGCATGACGGGAGCATCCATTATAGGTTGTCCATCTACACGCAATACCACTCGCCAGAATGTCTCATCCGTAAGAAAACCATAGCTGCCGGGGACTTCCCGAGACGCGGAAATCTCAAGTGAACGGTTCGCTATGACATAGTGTGAAAAGTCGGCCAGGATGATGTCCCCAGCCGTACCGGCTGCCGAACACTTCTCCGTCGGGATGATATCGCATCCCATACAAGTCATGGCCGACAAATCGATGATTCCATAAGCATTCGACCCAGCCGTCGCATCATTCGCCCAGTTCGCAAGAACCGTAGGATTGATAAGCCAAACGGCTCGCTTCCAAGAATCAGGAAGTAATCGTCCTGCCATCTGTGCGATGTCGGCCGGGACCGGCGTTCCGGGCCAAGCCGTGCGTGGGTGTTGAATGGTTGCCGGGGCGTTCATAATACCGAGCGGCTGGTTGCCACCCGCACCCCAAACGTAAAAATAGTCTTCCTCAAACGCCAGTGCTTGTCCGAAAGAGACCTGCATGAAGTTTCCGAAGTTGGTATAGTCGGCCATGAGTTCATTCGACGCAAACATACTGCCGACGAGCTTATGCGCCGTGAGTTCGAGTTCGCCGAGGGTTGGCTTGGATATGACGAGCGATTTATCGCCGCCCTCATATTTCCAGGTGAACGTGATCCCGCCGAAGTAGGAGGAGACCCGGGACGATTCCACGAGTCTCCGAATTTTCAAAGAATCGCTGGACATTTGAAGCACTTTCGCCCGCGGTCGGACGATGCTGTTCTCAAGGGCAATGTTGTAAATCCCCGCCGCCCATTCCTCGGGGCAAAGGAAGCCCCCTTGAGCATCAACGCCGATTTCCATGTGCCCCGTTGTCTTTAGCCGGGCATCCAGAATACCCTCGACACCAGCCGAGCGGACACGTGACAGAAACTCCCCAAAGCACTTAAACCCGCCCTTTGGATCTTTTTCCATTTTCAATCTCTATTGGTTAGGCCGAGGTGGCTGCGGACAATTGCACGAACGGCGAGAACGTATGAGCACCCCGCCGCGAGGTGATGGTTGTCTGCGGCCAGCATTGGCCGGCAACCCTGAGAACGAAGCGCCAGCAGGTTTCGTCAGTGGTGAATGCGACATGTGTGGAACTGTCAATCGTGATGGCCTGGCGGTCGCCGATGAGGTAGTACCGGAAGTCGGCGAAGAGAATATCGCCCGCCGTGCCGAGCGCCTGCAGCTTTTCGCTGATGATGACGGGCCGCCCCAGGATGGTCCAAGCGCCGATGCTATCCTTGAAATTGGGTTGCCAGATCAGGATCTTGCCGCTGGCATCGGCTGCATTTCCGCTACCGAGTTCGAGCAGTTCGGCCATAACCGTAGGGCCGATAACCCAAACAGCATTGCCGAGTGAAGCGGGGAGCATGGACTGGTACATCTCGGCAATATCTTCAGCATGCACCCGGTTGGCCGTGTTGCGAAGGACGCTCTTCAGGCAACCGCAGTTGAAAACGCCTTGGGGTTGACCCCCACCGCCACCAAAAAGAAAGGCGTCATCTTCATAGTATCCCCAAGCCGAACCGAATTGACGTAGGATGAGAGGTTCAAGAGCGACGGCGCTGTCGGCCAGGAGTTCATTCGAGGTATAAGTGAGTCCGGCGAGTTTGTGCGGGGTGAGTTCGAGTTGTCCGAAGGTGGGTTTGGAAGCGGTCTTTTCTTTTGCTTCGCCCGTCCAATAGGCGACAATGCCACCGAAAACGGTACTAGCGTGCGAGGTGTCGTTAACGAAGGGGATTTTCAGCGAGTCGGTGGCCATGGGGATAATGGTCGCCCGGGGCCTTACAACGGCACCCTCAAGAGCGATCTCCTGGAGGTCCATTCGGTACTCTTCGGGGACAAGGAATCCGCCCTGGCTGTCTTCCCCGATTTCCATGTGGCCCGTAGTTTTGCTGATAGTGCCGGGCATAAAGGACAGCCGTGGATCGATAGTGCGATTGATGCGAACGTCACGTGCGGCAATGAGAAATTCTCCGAAGGATTTGAATTTTTCCTTTGATGGTGCTTCAAGGATCACTTCGCCCGCCGGCTTGAGTTGATCCTTGAGTTTATTTGTGGCATCGGCCAGCTGTTCCTTGAGCTGGTCCTTAACGTATGCATCTGCCACGTCCTTCAGGACAGAGTTAGCTTTGTCCTTTAGGTATGCATCTACTTCTTCTTTAGTCATAGTTTTACACTCCGTATGTGTTTTTGGAAAAATGTTTATTAAGATGCCATCGCATGCCCGTCGTCCGGCTATCATCTCCGCGCCCGGCCTTACCCCACTAATGGCCCGTAAATCCATTTCCGTAGGGTAGTTTGGACGCTGATGATTCCGCCGTTCTTAGAGATGCGGCGACATCGGCCTGTTGTCAGAATGGTATCTGAGCAGAAGCCCGCCCGTGTGCGTGACGTGGGCGAACGTATGGTCAGATATGGAATAGCAGGGGCCAGAGTCGAACTGGCGTATCGAGGGTATGGGCCTCGTGACTGGCCGCTAGTCTACCCTGCGTGAATGCTTAGATAACCCTCCCCCTGACCTTGGCCAGGGCGACCTCGATAGCTTCGGCAACGGCTTTCTTGTAATCCGCGCTCCGGAGGTATTCGTCGATCAATACTTCGGCGGTCTTGTCGGGCGCGGATGGCTCGATGACGATTTCGGGGGATGCGTCGATGACGATGTCCGGCTCAGGCTCGAAGGCGATATCATCAACGGGCGCAGGCGCGGGCGCGGGTGCGGGCTCGGGCGTCACCTGAAGCCGTGCCAGGATAGCCGCAACGTCCTGCCTGAGCGATGCAAGTTCGGCTGACAAATCGGACGGGGCGGGGGCGGGCGCCTGCTTGCTCTCAGGCACAGCCGCATCCTTCTTGTGCTCCTCGATCCATGCCTCAGCCTCGGCCATCGTAAATTTATCAACGTCGAAAAGATATGTCGCTATCTCCTTGCAGTCCATGCAGTAGAGCGCCTTGATGCCGTCCTTCGCAGATACGGTAATCGTCCGAATTTCGTGATCGCCATGCCCCTCGGAGACCGGGATGCGATGATAGGAGTCGGTCGTCTCGGGCTTGGTGATGACCTCGGCTGACTTTTCCCGGTAGGCTACCACAACCTCCGTGCGTTCACCCTCCATGGTTGCCCGTCCATCGGCAAAGGTGTAGTCCTGGCGATAGGTTGGGTGGATGTCTCTCCCCGGCAGATATTCCGCAAAGATGCAATGCCCATTAGGGAAATCCACGGGGAATACATCCTGAACGGCATACCAAGGCTTCTGCGGGGTTCCCGGTTCTACTGGTTGTGCTGGCGGATTCAGGGCATTACTAATAGCGGTAAAAAGATCGGATATTGCAGGATTGTTTTCTGCGTCCAGAATTTTATTGTCTGTACCCGGTTCGCATACGATCGTATGCATTCCGGGTACGGAACCGGAAACGGGCGTCATCACGACATTCAGGTCTTGCATGAGTTGGTCAGACTTAATCATCCCCTTCTGATATGCCTCCAGCACAAGTGCGTCCTGGTTCGCGGGCACGGGCACGGCGCTCACCTCAAGAAGTGATACCTTGCGGTGGATCTTCTCTACGCTGTCAAAGTCCATCGGGATGAACCCGATCGAGAACGCCCGCTGGTACCCGCCCTTGTAGAGCTGATAGATTTCATCGGCGAACTGAGTCGGCGCAAACTGGAACTTACAGATGAGCCCCTTGTCGTCCGTCTTAGACCAGAGCGCCTTACCGATAGCGGGCATGTCGTACCGGTGCGCCCAAAGGAGGCATGGATTCTTGGTATAGTTCGACAGATCGATTCCCTTCGGTTCCACGACCTCGCCGTCTCGATCTCGGTCATTGGTCGAAACGCGAGCGACGATAGACCGCTCCTCATCGACGGCCTCGACCTTATCGATGGTGAAGACCTTGCGGACGAAGTTCAGGTCATCCTTTTTCCGGTGAAGCCGCTGCGCCATGTGCTTGGCATCGTCGGGATTAATATCGGCATATTTTAGAACGTCCATTTATGTAATCTCCTCATTTCGTTAGAATCTATAGCGGAATGATTCCAACAATGCCCAGCATAATTTTATCATCAAACATCATCATGCCTAGACTCATAACAATCTCGGCACCAGTATGAATATTTTGCGTTATCTTTTTCTTCATCTGAATCTGCGAGTTCCCGGCAATAGGGGTCTTGCGCCCAACTACATTCTTTAATTTTCCCACAATGATCGCATTCAACCAAGGTGGTATTTTCGTTCATATCGTCTCCTTGCTATTCTACCACCGGCAACACTGAACACCTACAAGACGGATGCCTGGGGGGTGTCATGCCGTCCCCGTAGTCGTCATCGAAGAACGTATCCTCAAGCCCGACGACATCGCCATCCATCTTCGCGCAGATGTCGCAACAATCCGGCGCCGTCAGCCACTGCTTCTGCTCGACCACCCCGCTCTGCCTATATGCCTCGATTGCCGCCTCGTTCGACGCTCGGCTTACCTCTGTCCGCGTGATAATCTCAGCGCGGTATATATTCCATGAGTCGAATAGCCCATTGACGTCTTTCATTATCTCGGGGATCGTTTTCCCCTGTTCGAATCCGGTATCCAGAATGGCCCTGAGCTTTTCCGTGTTCACGGTTTCGAGCTTTTCACTGAACTTGAACACGTAGTCCGCCAACCATTTCTTGAGTTGCGGGCTCCCGACATCGAACGCAATGCCCAGGTCCTTCCCCTGAATGACGTTGATGCCCTTGCCCGAGCCCAGTTCATCGAGCTTCTCCTGGCCGAGGTCGGCAAGGATCATCGTCATGAGCCTCTTCGTCTCTTTCGCCAGGCGATTTCTAAAGGACGCCTGCGGATACATGACGTTATCAGTCTGGCCCTTGCGCCCCTGCGCCTTCTTAATCTTCTTGAGGTTGGCCAGGATGATAGCCTGCTCGTCGGCCCAGAGAGAGCGGAGCATCGACTTCCAGCGCCGCTCGTATGGCGCAAGTCGCTTGAACTCAGCATCGAAGTAGGCGGCATGGGCGATACGGACGGGCATCCTTTCACCGGATGGTGAAACGGCCAGCGTCAGCTTATGGCGAATCATCTCCTCAGCCTCGGCCCCGCAGATGGCGCGGATCATGGCATCGGCTATGGTGTCGATGTCGGAAGAGGCGAAGTGAGGGGTCATTCAGTATTTCCAATGTATGGGCATAAGTGTAGGATCATCGGGAACCTCAATTATGTCACGCTTGCCTTGAATCTCTGCCAAAGGGCGATCATGTAGTCGGCCATCTCTCGTTGTTCTTCGCTAGTCAGAAGGTCCGGATCATTGTAGTTAGTATTAAGCACTAGCCCTCCATCTCCGCCATACCCGGCATACCATTCATTGTCATTAAATTCCGGCGGGGTAATGCTAAGTGCTTCGCCGAAGATGGATACTGCATGCCCAGTAGAAAAAATAATTTTATTGCGCTCAATCCTCATTTCTCCCTCCTTCTTATTTTTTCCCCGTCACTCCGAGTTTTTCCTTTATCCGCTCGATAACCTTGCCGGCCAGCGCGTCGGCCTCCTCGTCAGGATTCGCGGGCAGCTCCTCCTCCGGCGGTATCGTCACGGGGGCAGGTTCGCGCCCTGTATCGCTTATCGGAACCATATTGAACGGCACGAAAAGAGTATCTGCCCCATCGACCGGCTCAAGCCCCATGTCGGCCCTCGCCTCGTTCCGCGTCATCACCCCCGCGTTCACGTACTGCGTCCGTTCGGCTAATTGGCTTACCTTATCCTCCGGCACCACGTCCTCAAACGCCGCAAACAGTGTCCCGCTCTCGTCGAACATGGGCAACAGCTTTTCGTTTATCTTCTCCTCGATCTTCCTGAGCCTGGGTTGGATGGCAGCTTTGGCGTGCTGGTATTGCGCCCCCTCGACGTTGGCCCGGATGGCGTCCTGCGCCCAGAGCGCAATCGGTGTCCCGAAGGCAGCACAAATCTCTTCCCGCGTGATGCGCCTGCCCTCGATAAAGCTAATCTCCTCGTTTGTCATGCTGTCCCGGACATACTTGAGGCCCGGCGGAAGGATGGCGGTCTCGCCGCCTTTCCCCGCCCCGGCGTATCGCTGTTTCCACTCTTCGCGGAGCCGATCCACCTCGACGCTGGATACCTCACTTGTCGATTCGAGCACCCCGCCCGTCCGCGCCTTCTTCTCGAATAGCGCCTCCTCGTACTCGTACATCTTAGAATTCGTATAGACGGCATCGCATATCCCGCGCACGACACCCATGCCGCGATACTGGCTGGCCGGGTTCGGGAACGAGAACGCGACGATATCCTCAATTGGAACGTCGAATCTGACAGCCCCGCGCTCATACCGGTACCCCGTGATGAAATCCTTGAACGTCTTGCCGGGGATGGGCGATATGTACTGGCTCGGTATAGGCCAGAGTTCGACCGGCTGGCTGAGCTTGCCCTTGATGATGTACCAATACGCCTCACCCATGAGGTCAAGGAACATGATCGTCAGCTCCATGAGGTCCGAGCGGTTCATGAACGGATTGACGTTCTCCATGAGGTCCAGGAAGGCGTGCTCCGTAACCTCCTCGACATCGGCGGCCTTGGTGCGCCATTGGGGCGCAAGCCTCGCCCTGGTGCGCCGATCGACCTTCGCCGTCTTGATCGACCGCCACGACTTCCCGCCCTCGGGTACGCGGGCATAGAGTTCAAGCGGCACGGCGGCGCAGGACTGCGCGTTAAGCGACGTGCAGATATAGACCCAGGACGTGAAGTTGTCGATGGCGTCCATCTTGCTGGTGGGCTTCTTGCCGCGCATGACGCCCTCGCCCCAGTACCGCGAGTCCATCCATGCGGACGGGTCGCCGACGGGCGCATTCCCGCCCTTTATGAACTGCCGGAGCCGCCCCAACCTCAGGGCCAGGCGCTCCAACCCATTCAAGCGTTCTATTTTATCCATCGGTTTATTGTCCTCAGCCAATGAAATGGAAGTGCCGCTCGATCCGGCCCGCGCAATGCGTGTGGATCGCGTAGCGGACGGCGCTCATAAGGTGGTCATTAAATTCGGCAGGCACGGCAAGCGAGTTCCCGGCCTTGTCGGTCTTGTATTTATATCGCCGTCGTTCATCGACTAGATTAGGCGAGTCGCCGATAATGTGAATCTTGAGGTTCTTGAGATAATCAATCCCGGCTCGCACGCTGTCCGGCCCCTTGGCACATGGCTTCACGTTCAGTCCGGCCCTGCAAATCTCTTCTATCGACTTGGGTTCCGCTGAGTCGGCGTAAACCTCATCTGTCCGATTGATGCCCTTGCTCTTCATGACGGAGGCAAGTTCCTGGTTCGTGAGATTCCGGGCATAAAGGAGTTCTTCCAGCCAGAACTCGTCGGCCTTGCGATAGACGCAGGCAAGCGCCGCAGGGTCGACCGAGAAGCCGAAATCCAGACCATAGAACATCTCGTCATAGAATGTCCCTTCCGGCCGACTGACAACATCCCAGTTGAAGATGACGCCCTTCGCCAGTGCCCATTGCCCGAATCGATAGATGGCCGAATAGGTCGGATCGTCCAGCATATCGAGCCGGGCACGATAAGCCTCCCGAATTTCGGCTATCGGGTTATCTTCAACCGTTGAGATATGGACAAGCGCATCGGAGTCCTTGTGGTCGAAGAACCGTTCCTTGAGCCAGGGGGCCGCTGCTTCATCCGGGTTGAACGAAAGTAAAATCTGTTGGTAGGATGGGCCGGGTTCACGGAGCCGGAGGTCGATCTGTGTAAAGTCGTCCTTCGTGAACTCGGTCGTCTCTTCCATCCAGATCCCAGTGACGCCCTTGATGGACTTAATCTTGTCGGGGTCATCCAGGCCGTCAAACAGCCATTCGTTCCGCCTCCCGTTGGGGGCATTGAAGGCGATGGTGCGTTCAGTCTTGTTAAACTCGTAAGGATTGCCCGTAGCATCGAGCAAGTTCTTGCTGACCTCAAGAACGGACTCACGGACACGGGAGCGGACCTTACGGAGAATCAGGAATCGATGCCCGCCCTCTTTCATGGAGCGGTAGTAAAGCTTCCGAGCGGCAAATTCGGATTTACCTGAACCTGCTCCACCGCATAAAACGAGATAACGGGCCTTCTCGTAGAAAAGTTGCTCAAATCTCGGAGAGACGTCTATATAGACCTTCTTCTTCATTTTTCATGGCCATCACCATCATTCACGTGGATGACCCGAATGATAAATTCCCGATCCTCGCCATCGGCATCGGACGCATTGCCGACATTCACGTCTGCGGGCAGCATCTTCGTGATCCACTGATAGAAGGCGGCCTTGTTGTGGTTTGAGGCGTTGACCCATTCGAGAAGCCCGTTCTCCCCGCCCGTGCGCTCGAAGACATTGAGAAAGGCAGCCTTTAGGGTCGTAAATTTATTGACAGACCCCTTGCGTCTACCCCTTGGGTTTGCGCTTATTCCAGGTTGGAACGGCTTCTTGGCCATCTGTTTTTTCTCTGTTGTTTATTGCCGTATCCGGCATGACGACGACCGTGACGTTGGCATCTCCACGATGAAGTCGATGAAGGACTTCTAAGACCTCATCAGTCGGAAGGAATCGGAGTTTGAGTTCGCCTTCGGTATCATTGGAAAGGAGCGATTTGACGCTGATGAGTTTTATCTGGGCGGGGAAGGCAATTTTGTCGGGCATGTTCTCATACTTTATTTGTGGGCGGCATTATCTCGGGAATTACCCTTCGCGTGGCCGCCCGTCGTGATTGAAGCAAGGGCCGTCATCGAGGCGGCCCTGCGCCCTTTCGCCGAAGCTACCGGGGGTGACATTTCTCGCGACAGTTTGTCGCTAGATGGACAAAAAGCCCATTACTTATGAATATGTGTCAACCTTCATACACCATATTATGAGCCATTAATGCGTCATTTATGGTGTAATGCCCGGCTCAGTGCGCATTGCCCAATTCCTAGGTAAATAAAATTTCTTTAATAAGGGCGGTCGCTATTAAAGCGAATCGCCCTTCGCCTTAACAACGCTTGCCGCAATAATGGCGACGATGATGGCCCTGACCACGGCAACGATGGTATAGACAATAACCGCCAGGACGATAAGGGGAAGCAGGGCGACACATATGACCCCAACGATTGCGGCCCCTATAATTTGGCCCACGTACTTCATTCCTTCTCCTCCTCGTTAAGGGCGGTGATCTTCTTCCGTAATTGCTCAAGCTCTTTTGCTGTTGCATCCTCAAAGTCCCACTTCTTGCGCAAGCGATGGTATGCCTTTTGCTTCTTGGTCAGGAAGCGGATTTCCTCAATGGCGTATTGGTTTGCGCCGGGCCCCGTCTCGTAGACCTCGATGCGGCCTCCGACGTAGGCCGACCAACTGGGATCCATAATGCACTCTTCAACGAACGATAGAAAATAGGTTGGCCCCTTCATCGGTTATGCCTCACGGCCCAGTACGTCCCGATCCCATTCCCCACGACAAAACCCACGATGCACGTCATGTCGTGTGTCGCCAGCGCCCGTTCGATCACCCCGAAGGTGAACAGGGGAATGATCACAGCATAGAGCGATGCCCGGAAGGCCCGTCGCTCCGATAAAGCCATGTAGTATAGGGCGATGAATACGTCCGCGACGACCCCCAGGGCGACGTAAATAAGCAGGGTCAGCAAGTGGCGGCTCATCGGCCCTCTCATGCGCAGTCACGTGCGCCTCTTGTACCATCGCCACACCACGACCAGGCAGAACCCGAGCGCGAGCAGTGCGCCGATGTTTAGGGGAGAGAGCTGTAACTTTAGGCCGAATTGGATGACTAGGTATTCGGGTATAAGATTCACTTTGCTATCCTCAATATCAACTCGACGATGGTTTTTATATTTATGCCCGTAAATGCAAGCACGGCAATCACGACCCCGACGGCGTAGATTTTCTTCATGCACGTATCGAATTTATGGTTCAATTCATTCATGCGAGTCTCAATACACGCTAGGTCATTGACCGCCATCATCCTGACCATTGTCGCCAGGATATTAAATTTCTCCGGCAATGCTTCGGTTTGATCGAGTTGTTCAATTAGGGGATCCCACTTGTTATCCTGTTGAATGGGGTTCATCTCATTTTCCTTGTATGGCATTGAAGATGATGTATCCTGCGGCGGCGATCACTGCGCCCGATTTGATATTGCCCATGACCCGCGTCCATCGGAGTTTGCTCTCGGACGCCTTCCAGCCCTGTTCTGCCAAATGCCGAATGCGACACTCTGCGTCGTATTTTGCTTTCCACGCCTCCGAAATCGTAACCTGCGCATTGAACTTCGCAGCCCATGCGGAGATTACCTTGTCCTTCTCCGCAATGATGAGCGTTGCGGTGTTATACTGCGCACGCCAATTCTCTACCATAGCGGTAAGGATCGGCACTCGGTCTGTATCGGTCTTGGCTTGGGCCAACCGGCCCCCGAGCGTGACAAGATCGGCGTCCCTGTGACCAATGGTGTTGGTCAGATGACCAATAGCCTTGTCCCTCTCAGCGATCTCTTTATTGGCTTGCCCAATGATTATATTCTGTTTGGCAATCAATGCATCTTTGAGCTTGGCGTCGGCTTCGGCAATATTCTTTGCCTCCCCAAGTTGACCATGAAGAACCGAGTTTTTATCATATAAATTACATGAGCGAAATACTAAAAAGATTACCCCACAAACCAAGAGAAATCCAATTATGTAGGGTAAGTTCTTTTTCATGCGGGCTCCTCTAGTGCCAGAGCGATCCAATATATCCGCCTGATCTTCATGGCTTCGTCTCGCCGTTTCCGTTCTCCTCACTAACACCACGAATGTTATTGAGCGTTTTCGCCGTTATGAACGCGCCAATAATCGCCGCCTGGAAACCGAACGTCTCCACGATAGGGAATGCCGGGAACGCCGCCTTGGTGACGCCCTCAATTAGTCCCAGCGCAAGGCCAATGAGGACTACCTTGAAGCGCGTCTGCTTCATTCCTTGTTTCCCTCCAGCAGGTCCCAGGCTTCCTTGACAATACGCGGCCCGTATATCTTGCCGATCAAGTCCTTCACGAGTTTCAGATCATCCACGTCCAGCACAATGGGTTCCTTGCAACCGTAGATCCTCGATGCCAGCGCTCCCCGTTTATACTTCTCCTTACCATCGAGTTTCCTGTCCTCGTCGGATACGGCATCAAGCGCGACGACCGCCGCGTCCCTGAGCGTGAACGTCTCGCCCTTGCCGTCCTTGATCTCGTCCCCGGCCAGGGACTTGAGTGCCGTCGAAAAATCAATCTTCATGCCTTCTCCTTTTACCCAATGCTTATTCCCATTTTCTTGGCCTGCACTCTCGTCCGGCGTAGTGCAGCCGCCCCGTTATTCAATCCCCGAATCAAAGCCGGATCGAAGGGTGAGGGAGCCGGGACAGTGCTATTTTTCCCCGTCCTTTTCCCAGAGGCCACCTGGGCGTTGCGCTCGGCTCCCATATTGGCCTTTTTGATTTTTTTATTCGGCTTGATCGTCCAGACTGCCGCGACCGCGCGCCCGTCAATGTCAACCAGCTTCAGGCGTAACCGCTCGCGATCAACCAGACCATATGATTGTATGCGCCCGGCCAACATCCACGGGCCGAAAATGGGACGCCTCTCCCATGGAATGAGCCCAACCGCGATGGGTTTCGTGGGGGTGAACATATAGCAACTATGGACGGCCCTGGACTCTCCGCATTCATATCGCGGCTTGCGGCCGGTCTCGTGGAATATGCTTCTATTTTCGCAACGAAAGCAGAGACCATGGCCCGGTTCTATGTTCATTCGTGGTCCTTGCCGACAATGAGTGCCCGATATCGGCAGTACGATGGCTTCTTGCTATTGTCCTCCAGCTCCTGTTGGTATGCCATGCAAACGTCTCCCTGTTCGTCATCCTGCCGAAATGGGCAAAATATGCATGTCGTGAGATCGATGCGCTTCTCGTCATCGTATCCATGCTTGGCATCATCGGCCCCCGCAAAGGCATCGTGCCTGGCCTGCTCAAGCGCCGGGGTGTAAGGGATCATTTGACCCTTGTTTCCGCGCTGACGGGATGGCCCATCATATACCTATAACCCTTCGCCACGTGGCCCTCTGTTCAACCAGAAATCAAAATCGCTATGTTCATCGAATAAATATGGATGACCGTTTTTGAGCA